CTCTTTTGACATATCGGTCGAACAAAGGGATTACGAAAGTAGGTATAGACACTATGATCCTACTAACAATTATAATAGTCCTAGTGATGATCAATCAATAAGATTTACATGGAGAAAGTATTTAGGTTCAGCCTGTACAGAAGAATTTAGAAAAGTCCAAACAGAAAATGTACAGTTAAAACAACAGTTAGAGCTTATGAAAATGTGTGGAAAAGTTAACAATAATCCCACTATTCAGCGTAATGAGAACTTCGCATTGCTAGTTTCAAAGTGTTCTGGTATAATCATACCGGAAAATAAGAAGCCTGAAGGTAGCCATTGGGACGATCTCAAAGATCAATATAAAAAAGATAATCCTGATATTAAACTGATGGGCGATAAATTTATTGGACCAAAACAATGATGGAAAAAGTTTTAACCATGTTAGTGGGACTCTTAATTGCATTAGGGGGCTGGTCGCTATCTAGAACATTTGAACTCTCTACAAATCAAGCAGTACTTGAAAAACAAGTTGAACAATTAGAATTTGAAGTAAGAATGATAGATGAAAAACTTGAAGAAATGTTTGAAATGGATGAAGAGATTATAAAACAACACGAAGATTTATTTAAAAAATTAGAAAATTCAAACACGGGGTATAGTTATAACTAATGGGTAAACCTTTAAAAATTTCTGAAGAAGCTGCTGTACAGATGCCGATGAAGACGGTAGCCTCATTGATTGCGATGGTCGCGATTGGAACCTGGGCTTACTTTGGAATCATAGAGTCTCAGAATCGGATGGAGACAACTCTAAAATTAATGGAAACCGATGTGGTCGAAAATACGGAATTCCGTATCAAGTGGCCGAGGGGGCAACTGTAGGCAGTCTTCCGGCTGACTCAGAACAATTTATGATGATCGAGGATTTATATAAGACCACCGATAAGTTAAATGCACACATAGAATCTATGGCGTTGAACAAAGTTAATATAGAATTTTTAACAAAACAAATGGACAAAGTTTTAACTGATATAGAAAAATTAAAAGATGCATCTAGGGAGATGAAATATACTAACGGTAATGGAGGTCATCAATGATCGAAACAGTGGTCGCCCTTCTTATGTTTGTAGGGGCAGAAATTAAGGAACACAGAATCCAGCACGATGGTATGGCTCAATGTTTACGCGGCAAGCGTACGGCGGAGCGTCAGTACCAACCAAACGTACAGTACAAATGCATAAAATCTAAGGCAGAATTAGAAAAAAATATTGACGGTTCTATAACTATTAAAAAATTAATCCTTGAATAAAAAAGCATACGCATTTTTTCTTAAGAAAAACAGGCCTAAAAACATAGTTGCTCAACAATTAAGTGATGGACGTTATCAACCTCGTGTGGTAAAATCTAAAAAAATTTATGACCGAAAAAAAATTTTTAAAATTCAACGCGGAAGTAGTGACGGGGACATGTCCGATGTGTGAAATGGACACCATGTTAGTATCTATTACACCAGATTTTTATAGATGCATTACGTGTGGTAATGATTTAAGACAACACATTAATGGAAAAATTAGTTACATTCCTGCAGTTGCAGCTGGTGATAAAATAGAGTTAGTAACAAGGGATAAATAAAAGGAGAAACCAAATGGATAGATCAATTAAAGGACACAGTCCAATTTTAAGACAGGGATACAAAAAAGGTGGAACTGTTAAAGTAAGAGACATCAATAAAGATGGTAAAAAAGAAGGTTGGGAAGTAGCTAGAGCTAAAGGAATGGCTAAAGGAATGGGAGCACGTCTTGAAGCTAAAGAAGGTGGTAGCGCTTACCATACAACTAAAGATGGACGCAGAGTTAAGAAAGGTTTGTATTATTATATGAATAGAGCCAAAAAAAGAGGCACTAGCAAACCAGGTAAAGGCACTGTTTCTGATAAAGCATTAAAACAATCTGCTAAAACAGCTAAGAAAAAATAATGCCTGGAGCAGCTTTAAGAGGATTGGGTAGAGCCTACATGGCCAGTGGTGGTAAAACACCAGCATGGCAACGTAAAGAAGGTAAAAACCCTTCTGGTGGTTTAAATAAAAAAGGTGTTGCCTCTTACAGAGCAGCCAACCCAGGATCTAAACTTAAAACAGCTGTAACAACTAAGCCATCTAAATTAAAAAAAGGATCTAAAGCTGCAAAAAGACGTAAGTCGTTTTGCGCGAGGATGACCGGGATGCGTAAGAGACAAAAAGCTAGTAATAATACAGGACAAGATAGACTATCCAAATCATTAAGAAAATGGAATTGTTAAATGGCTAAGAAGTCTCAATTCGGAGTCAACCTATATCATAATCAACAACCTCGTAAACGGCCTGGACGTCATACTAAAAGCTTAAATAAACATAAAAAAAGACAGAAAAAAAATAACGGAAGGCCTTGACAATAATCCCTAGATATCCTATATAGGATATATGAAAGAAAAAATAATAACAATAAGTAGTAAAAACATAACACCAAAACAATGGTCTGTATTACTATTAGAATTAAATATACTTAGGAAAGCATGGAAGCCATATGCTAGATTAGAATTAGCAGCTCCTGGTCTTAAAAAAATTATAACTAATGGTACAAGAAAATATGATGCAAAAAAAGATTGATGAATTAGCTAATCTTTGGAATAAAACTAAAGATCTTTGGTATAAATATATAAAGGAGTGGGCTGATGGACATGATAATTTTAACAGACGGAATGTATCATCTGATTCCAGTAACAAAAGAATTATTGGAAAATGTAAGATTGTATAATGTAGGTGAAATGGATTTTTTTGATTTGTGTGAGATATTAAGAATAAAATTAACTACATATGCTTCAGATCCTATCAACGCTCATATGATGAATGATGGTAGTGGTGATTTTTTTGGGTGCATATGGAAATAGAACATATAAGACCGTTAGTAGGCGTCCAAGTTCTGCAGTATTGCGTTCCACTGTACGTCAGCGATGATCCGAAAGGTAGCAACGAAAGCGGCGCCAGCTACGTTAGTACGTGCACGGAAAGCGTAGGGGCCGAATGAAATTAGTAAAACATCCAGATGTATTTTTAAAACAAGAGACTGATAAAGTAGAGTTTCCACTTAGTAATAGTAATGTAGATTTAATTCATAACATGAAAACTATTATGTATAATAATAATGGTATTGGTCTTGCGGCTAATCAAGTTGGTTTCAATAGAAGAATCTTTGTTATGGATGTCAGTAATGAAAAAAATAATGCACAAGTATTTATTAATCCAGTTATTAAATCAAAAAATAATATAAAAATGGGAGAGATGGAAGGTTGCTTATCTTGTCCTGGTGAAGAAGTAAAAGTAAGTAGGTCTATTTCTGTAACTTTAGAATGGTTCTGTGAGCATGGAGAGACACAACACAAAACATTTTATCATTTACCATGTAGAGTAGTCTTACATGAAATGGATCACTTAGATAACAAATTAATATTAGATTATAAGAAAGGAGCAAAATGACAGACCAAACTAGATGGGGTATAGATTTAGTGCAACAAAAAAATAAACACAGAGTATATGAAAAACAAAAAGAAATGAGAGAAGAAATAAAAAAATATATTTCTGATTGTAATGTGTTTAATTTACATAAAATATACGATGAAATGAAACGATTACAGGACCGATAATCAAGCCCATCCCGAGAGGGAAATAAAGGGGATAGGCTATTGTGGTGAGAAGACTATTAGATTAACACAGTCTTGCCACATTTGTCAAGTTTCTTGAATTCCGGCACAACTAAACGTAATAGATATTCTATGTTTATTAACTTCCTCTGGTCCTATCTCTTTAAGTTTTCTAGCAGCCTCTTCGTAGCCTGCAATACTGCAATCATAACCACTGTCAAATTTAACAGGCCATTCATAAGTCGGCATGCAAGCACCGCTTATATAGCTACACATAGTTAATAATAATATAAATTTCATCTTGACAATCTATTAATCCATCCTATATAATCATCAGAAATAAATGAAAGGAAATCATGACTGATATAACTAAATATAGAAACGTTTCGTTAACACACGAAACATACAAGACTTTGATTAGTTTGTCGAAGGTTTTATTGCCCGACGCAAAGTTATCAATTAGTAAAACCATTGAGCAAATAGCA